ACATCTAGTGTTTCTCCTCTAGCATTTATAGTTTTTGTAATTTCAGAAGGAGTTATTGCTTCTTCTTTTTCAGCAGCTTCTTTAGCAGCTTTCTCTGCTAAAGCTTTTTTTCGTTGTTCTTCGATTGCTCTTTCTAATTCTTCTTGTGTAGGTATTCTTTCAATAGAAGTTATTTGATTAGGGTCTACTTTGTTTCCAGTTTGATTTCTTTCAAATCCAGTTCTTCCATAACCAATTACATTTGGAACTCCGGTCACTTTTCCAAGTGGATTATCTTCCATAGCCTTTTTATAATAATTAGTTGTATCTTCTCTCGGAATTGGTTTTGTATTTGCTACAAAATTAGGTCTAGTAGGAACTTCTCTTTTTGTTGTTTGTTGTTTAGGAACTTTTCTTTGTGGTGTTGAATCACTTGTTCCTTTTAATGCTGATGTCTCTTCAGGAGTTGTAGCAGTTTGTTGTGTAGGCTGAATAACATCAGGTCTTTTAACTATTTCTTCTACAGGTCTTTGTATCGATATAGGTTGTCTTTTTTTAGGGTTTTGCGTAGTTCCTTCAAGTTCTCTTTTAATCCTTTCTAAACCTCCTTGTTGATAACTTACTCTACCACCTTTACGATAGTCATCTCTTACAGAAGTATATTTTTTCTTATAAGTTTTTTTCTTTTTATTTTTATCAGCCATAATAACTCTCTATATATATTTTACTTGACTTCGAACAGTTTGTCAAGTTTTTCACTTAATTTATCTATTCTGTTTATAAGAACATCAAAGTCATTCTTTAATTCCTGTTTTGTTACATAATCTCTTGCTATCTCTTCTCTAGTTTTATTTACAAGTATATCAATCCTTTTAGCTTCTGATTCATTTTTTCTAATACTATAAAGTATTGGAGCTAATACTAAAGTTATAAAGATGTTCCAAAATAAATACATGTTTTCCATTATTTTTCCTCTGGTATAAAAAATATACCTTTATCTAATTTGTTAGTTTTATCCCAAACATACCAAGAAATATTAAACATTTTTCCAAGCCCTTCAAAGTTTGGTTGAGAACTTAAAATGTGTAAAGCTGTAGGTGGATGTTTTTTCCAAAAATCATATCTCTTTTTTCCATGTAAGTATCCTGTTCTTAAAAGATAAATACAAGTATCACATCTTTCTAAAGCATGTTCTATAAAAAAATTTGCTGTGTGAAATGGAGGTCCTCCTAAAATTAAATCAACCTTACCATCCCACTCAAAAAAGTTTTTGCCTTCTGATATTTCTGTATAAGAAACATCTAAACCTTTTTCTTTTAAAAATTTTACAAGTCTACCATCTCCTGCACCCGGTTCATGTGCAGTCTTAAATAAACTCCAATCTATATTTAGATTTTCATAACACCACTCTGGTGTCGGATAATATTCCCAAGGATTGTTAATGTTATCTGAAGCAGGTTTTCTTTTATATATTTCATGTTCTACTAACATTTAGGAATTCCTAACATTGGTCTAGAGTCGTATTTATTTTTTAAAGCTTCTGGCTTACTAGCATCTGTATAATGTAAAAATACTTGAGTACATACATCACCTTCAAAAGCTTCTCTCCAATGTTCTACTTCACATCCCATATAGATTAAAGCATCACCTTGTTTTAATTTTATTTCTTTACCTTTTAATCCTTCTTTACCACTAGGTTCTAAAAAGATAGACCATTCATCACCACCTAAATGAACTGTACTAGACATTTCACAAGAGTATCTGTCTTTATGTCTATGAAGTATATCTCCTTTTTTGTATACTCTTGCATATGAATAATTTTCGTGAAGCTTCATACCCATATGTTTTTCAAATTTAGGTTTTAATTCTTGAAGATATGTTTCCATTAAATGGTCAGAATAAATACTATAAGTATTAGGTATTTGTAAATCTGCCCACTCTCCTAATATTTTATCGTAAGCTGGAACTAATCCTGTTTCTTTTAAATGTCTTACAGCATTTCTTTTTAAAAGAAAATATTTATGACATCTTTCAGCTTCTTCTTTACTTATTAATCCTTTAACAACTTTATATTTATTTTTCTTAAAAATACTCATCTTATTTTAGGACCTTCAAACCAAACTACTAAACTTTTTCTAACTCCTTTAGTAACTGGAGAAACTTTATGAGCTAGAAAAGATGGAAACACTATTCCAGTTCCTCTTCTTTTTAAAACATCTTTGTTATCATTTAAAAATGCTTTATTTACATAAGGGTCTCCTATTTTAAATTCGCCACCCTCATAATCACTATCGTCTGAAAGTTGTATTGTTAAACTTAACTTCCTATGCATTCCTACGACTGGCTCTCCAAAATTCCAATCATGATGCCATTCATAAAATCCTTCATCTTCTCCATGATATTCAGTATACTGTATTCCATTTATACCAGTAATATCAAAACCGTATATTGCTTTATTACAATGATACATAATATTATTTACAATACCCATTATTTCATTATGAACATTTATTGATTCAGGATGTTGATTAGGTTGTATAAACTTAACAATAGACCTTCTAATATCCTTTGCTACTTTTCCTTCTGACTCAATAGTTCCCACTCCTCCTACTTGTGCATCTTGTGGTGGAAAAATTTGAGTTTTGGCAAGTATGTCAAAACATTTTTCTGTATCTATTGCATCTGGTATAACACAAACTGAACTAAATAAAGGTTGTTCATTTGTAATAATTGCTTTTTCTTTTGTGGTACTCATAAATTTTCAAGCTCCTTTCGAGTTATTTTAAGTTTATTTGCATAAGCAATAAACTCTTTTGCTGTTAAAATATCTCCTTCGCTATTATAAGCCCATCTATTTTTGAATGGAATAGAATCTTTATCTTCTACATTCCACTCTGTCATATTCGCTTCATCATAGTATGGAACACTTATCCACTCTCCATAATATTTACGAACATCACTTTTATCTTTTAATATTTCCGTTTGTTTTGGAAATATCTCTTCTTTCAAAGTTCCTAAAAAAATGGCTATCTTACACATTTTTTCTCTCATTAATGATGAGGGAACTAATTCAGAACAAAATAAGTAAAGATGTATTCCTTTACTTTTTGATTGACACATTATTAAAGGTAAGTTATGTTTATTAATTATGTCTCTTATTTCTTTTTTATAACTATCTTCTTTATATATATCTATATCTATTGTACCAAATTTTACAGAATTGTCAAGTGTTATTGGTGGTACACCTAAACTTTTATCTGGCAAACCGTTTAAATGATTTGACCAGTCTTTTACTTTTACTCCACCTTCTTTCTTTGTACTTTTATGAGAACAATATATTTGAAGTCCTCTGTGTATACCATGTTCACAATATCCTTCTCTAGTGTAAGGTAAAGTAGTTCTTAAAAAACCTTTATAATTTTCGTTACCTTTAAAAAGATTATAAAAATCTTTAGCTAAAATATGTTCTTTCATTACTACGGAGTTTCAGTTTCTTCTACAAATTGTCTATATTCTAAATGTGACCTATAAGCTGATTGTCTTTGTAAATTTATTTTTTCTTGGGTAGCTGTTTCATCAATATTTCCATCATCATCTAAAATAATTGGAACTTTTAAAGTAAACTCCTCATCTTCTATAGATTCATCATCTTCTGAAAATCTAAAAGTATCAGTAACTACTGCAAACTTTGCAAGATGTCCGGGGTTGTAAAAAGATTCATCTGTTGTTTCTTCTATTTCGTATGTATATGTAATCATAATTAACTTATTGTCCAAGGAACGTCTTGTCCCGTTAAAGGTGTTGGTAAGCTTGGGTATCCTTGAGGAGTACCGGGGTTAGCAGCTCCACTACCAAGTAGTGTACTATCCATCGGTCCAGTTCCTCCTGCTGGTCCATATGCAGTAGGACTAAATCTAAATGTAACAAAATAACCTTTAAATGCTATAAAACTAGGAGGACCTGAAGGTGTAACAAGAGGATTATTTATATCTAAATTTCTAGGACCTACTGGACCTAATGTAGGTAATACAGGACCTAAATTCCAAGTTATTTCTAAAAAAGTAACAGGAGATGTAGGAGGAGCTGCAGTCGTAAATGCAGTATAAGGAAAAGGACCTAGAGGAGAAACAGGTTGTAAAGGAGTTGGTACAGTACTACCTAATAGTAATGGGTGTCCTACTGATTTTTTACCATCAGGTAAACTAAAAGTAAAAGGAGCAGGTGAGGCGGGAGTAGCAGTAGGAGCAGAAAAACGTAATTGAAAAGAATGTTGACTAAGAGGAGCAGTTGTAGTTTCATTATGAAAAACACAAAATAGTTCTCCTAAAATAGGATGGCTATATCTAGTAGTAGGAGAAACTGAACCAATTCCTGTTGAACCGGGACTACTTCTTATCCATCCTACATTTCGACTCGTTGCAGCTCCAGAAGTCATAGGAGATTGAGAATTAGTTTGAATCCATTCTTGAGCAGAAGATTTTCCATAAAAATTATTAAGGCTTATAGCACCTGTAGGAACTCCAGCCAAACTTCTAACTTCAGACTCATTTAAATTAATAGCTTGTGTAGCTGGTCTACCTAATTCTAAATTAATAGATTCTCCGGATGTTGAACCACCCATAGATATTTGACCACTAGAATTTAAAGCCATTACTTATCTCCTTTTAATTCCTCAATTTCTTGTTTAAGTTCTTTTATAGACTCAACTAATAAACCTATAATTTGGTTATAGTCTACGTTTAATCTTGTATCATCTTCACCACTTAAATCTTTAACTTCACTTACAGCACTAGGTAAAACTTTTTCAACATCTTGAGCTATTACACCAGCAGAAGCTTTACCATCTCTTTTCCAGTTAAAAGTAACACCATTTAATTGTTCTACTTTGTCTAATGGATTTTCTATAATTTTTATATTATCTTTTAACTTTCTATCCGAACCTACAGAAGTTGAATAAGCTAATATGTTTGCATCAGCATGGAAGTCTCCATTGTCGTTAAATAAAAATCTTGAAGTTGTACCGTCTCTTATATACCAATCTCCAAGATTAAGGTCTGTATACATGTTTGTTCCGTCAAAGAAAAACTCTACATCGTCACTAGAACCAAATCTTAATATATCATTATCTGCTAAATCTATAGCAGTTCTAACATTAAGAACTCCAGCAACAGTTACTGCAGAGTTATTTACTTCTAATCTTTCTGTTCCACCTGTTACTACTCTCCACTCGTCAGCAGCATGGAACTGTATATAAGTATCAGTATCTCCAGTGTGAAAAATTTGGTCAGGAATATATAAATCATTTGCTATGTAACTATTACCACTAGCATCTCCTATAGTTGTTGTATATCTTCCTGCCCAACCAGTTGTCCAATTATCCGGTGAAGAATTAACTTGTAAACCGCTTTCTGCATTTACATATACATTTTCACCAGTTTGTCCTGTTGCATAACTGCTTGACTCACCAGCATTTAAAACTAATTGTTGTCCTGTCTTACATCTTACTTCATCAGTTACAACATCTCCTGAAGCAGTTACGTTAGTGAATGAAGGTGAAGCATCTACGTTTAAAGTTACAGAACCACTTGTACCACCACCGTTAAGATTTGTACCTGCTGTAACACCTGTAATATCACCTGTATTTGATGTACTTCCTGTTGCACCAGTAGCAACTGCTGTAACTCTTCCATAAGCATCAACAGTAATAGTATCAATTTTAGTTCCGTCTGCAGTTGAACCATAAGTACCAGCACCTACTCCACCTGTAGCCATGTTTAATGTTACAGTTCCTGATGTTCCGCCACCAGTTAAATTTGTACCAGCAGTAACACCTGTAATGTCTCCAACATTTGATGTAAATCCAGAGTCATTATTAAAAATACTCAATGGTATTTCACTCGCTGCTTTTCTTCTGTCTGCTCCAGCATCTAAAACAATAAACTCGTCTGTTCCAACCATTGCAGCAGTCATATCTGTTAGTTCAGATAAATCTACGTTCAAAGTTACACTTCCTGAACTACCACCACCACTTAAACCTGTTCCGGCTGTTACACCTGTAATATCACCTGTATTAGATGTAAAACCAGCATCGTTGTTAAAAATACTTAATGGAATTTCACTTGCCGCCTTTCTTCTATCAGCCCCGGCATCTAAAACAATAAACTCATCTGTGCCTACCATAGCTGCTGTCATATCAGTTAGCTCTGAAAGGTCTACATTTAAAGTAACACCACCTGATGTTCCTCCTCCAGATAAACCTGTTCCAGCAGTAACTCCTGTTATATCACCAGTGTTTGTAGTATATCCAAAAGATGTTATTCTATCATTAACTGCTGCTGCTGTCATTAATACAGTATCTGAATCACTAAATGATTCTGAACCAGTTTGAATTGATGCACCGGCAAACTCAGATACTGTTAAACCTGAAACATTTAAAGTAGCATCACCAGACGTAGCTCCACCTGATAAACCTGTACCAGCTATAACTGCTGTTATATCTCCAGCACCTGTACCAAAACCTGCATCATTATCAAAAGCAGATAAAGGTATTTCTGAAATAAGTTTTCTTCTATCAGCTCCGTTATCTAAAATAATTAATTCGTCTTCTGCTGCTGTAACTGCTGCGGTCATATCAGTCAGTTCAGATAAGTCTACATTTAAAGTTACATCACCTGAAGTACCTCCACCTGAAAGTCCAGTCCCGGCTGTAACTGCTGTTATATCTCCTGTTGGTATTGTTGGAGTATTTGAAAAATTATTATAATCTAAATAGTAAGAACCTTCTTGTCCATCTAATACATCTGCATCTAAACCACTACTTGCACCATCTACTGTTTTAATAGCTGTAAGTATTTCAGAAGCAGTTTGGTCTGCTGTAGCATTAGCTTCTATACCATTTAATTTTGAATGGTCAGCATCTGTAAATACATTAGAATCAGAAGCTGCTTCAACTGCTGCTCTTATTTCAGCATTTGTTTGGTCTCCAGTAGCTCCAGATTCTATACCATCTAGTTTTGTTCCGTCTGTTGCAATATCTCTACCATCTACTGTTCCTGATACTGTAATATTTCCTGTTACATTAATAGCATGTGAAAAATCAAACTCATCGTTTGTAGCATCCCAAAGTATTGTAGCATCTGTAGAAGCATCAACTGCATCTTGGATAGTAATACCAGCTCCGTTAGCTGAAGCACTTGTATCACCTGCACCATAGTTTAAAGTAATATTTTTATCTTCAACATCTAATGTAGCAGTATTTAAAGTTGTTGTAGTTCCATTAACAGTTAAGTCTCCTCCAACTGTTACATTACCTGTTGTAGCTAAACTTGATAAAGTTCCTACAGAAGTTATTTGTGTTTGAGCAGCATCTACAGATAATGTATCACCTGTAAGTGTTAATCCTGTTCCAGCAGTTAATAATGTTTTAGAAACTGCAATCGACCCTGCAAGTTGTGCATTAGTTATAGTCCCTGTTAAAGAACTTGTTGGGTAATTTGTCGCATCTGTAAGGTCAAAAGCTGGTGTAGCATCTGAAGCACCTAATGCTAAACTTACACCACCATATGAAACTGTAGAGTTTGTAAGAGAACTGTTAGCAATATTACTTAAAGTATTTGAAGCGGCATCTATAGTTTTATTTGTTAAAGTCTGTGTTCCTGTAAGAGTAGCAACTGTAGAATCAATTGCAAGAGTAACTGTATTAGCTGTAGCAGAACTATCAAGACCTGTACCACCTGCAATAGTTAATGTTTCACTATCTAAATCTATAGCTATGGTACCACTATCAGTTGTAACATCTAAATCTTCGGCAGTAATCTGTGTATCTACATAATCTTTTACTGCTGCTGAAGTTGGTAAAGTTGTATCGTTATCATTAGAACCTATACCTTCTGATTCTAATACAATTGCAGAAGCTTTAAAGTTATCTACTTCAATATTTGATAAAGTGTTATTATCAGCATCTATGGTTTTGTTTGTAAGCGTATCTGTTGTAGCTCTACCAACTAAAGTATCTGTTGAAGTTGGTAAAGTTAATGTACCAGTATTAGATATAGAACTAATAATTGGTGTTGTAAGTGTTTTATTGGTTAAAGTTTGAGTACCTGTTAAAGTTGTAACAGTAGAATCTATTGCAACTGTTATAGTATTACCTGAACCTACAGTATCTAAACCAGTCCCTCCAGCGATTGTAAGGCTTTCTGAGTCGAGGTCAATACTTAAAGCACCACCTGTATCACCTTGAAAATCTAAGTCCTGTGCAGTGACCTGAGAGTCTACATAAGCTTTTACAGATTGTTGAGTTGGTACAAGTGTTGCAGAATCTGAAGACATATCATCTTCATCTACAAAAGCTGTGATAGTTATTGTACCGTCTGATAAACTTCCATAAGTTATTGTACCTGTAGTTGTAATAGCTGATGAGCCATTATCAATAGCTCCAAAACCTGAAGTAATACTACCAGCATTTAAAGCTCCAACAGTTGTAACATTTGATAAAGTGTCTAAAGCACTTTCAAAGTATGTCTCAAAATCTGTAAGAGCAACTTGTACCATAGTACCAGCATCATTAACTACAACTCTATCAGCATCTGCTAAAGTTGTTGAAGTTGCTGTTGTATCACCATCTACAATATTAATTTCTGTAGCTGTTGAAGTAACACCATCAAGTATGTTAAGTTCTGATGCAGTAGCTGTGACTCCATCAAGAATGTTTAATTCTGCTGTAGTTGATGTAACTCCGTCTAAAATGTTTAACTCGGCTGCTGTGGATGTCACTCCATCTAATATATTTAGTTCAGCAGCAGTTGAGGTAACTGTAGTACCATCTATAGCTAGGGTATCTATTTCAGCAGTACCGTCAATATATAAGTTTCTCCATTGTTTTGTGCTTGTCCCTAAGTCATATGTATCATCGGTATTAGGAACTATGTGTGAATCAATTTCAGCAGATAAATTAATACTATCGGTATCAGCATCACCAAAAGTAAGATTACCTGAAATAGTTGCACTACCTGTAACTGTTAAATCACCACCAATACTAACATTGCCAGTTGTTGTTACTGTATCTGTATACGTATCTTTAAATCTTAAACTTGTTGTACCTAAGTCAATGTCGCTATCTGTGACAGGAATAATAGCTCCATCTGCAATGTATAATTGTTGTACAGAGGCTGAAGATACTTCTACATAAAATTCTATATAGTTATTTGTAGTATCTATTAATACTTTGTTGTTTGGAGATGTCTCACCTGCATCACCAATCAGACCTATTACTGGTCCCTCTGCTGTTGTACCATCGTGTTTGTGACCTGATGTATTACTAAATGCATTAACTAACTGATTGTATTCGTTGTTAAATAATGCAGCAGTAATTGTATCGCCATCTACGAATGTACTTTGTCTTATATAACCTGCCATTGTTTTTATCTCCTACCTGAAGGTATGTAATCTACATATAAACCATTAATTCTGTATGGTGCTTTATTATCGTTTGAAATCACCGTAAAGTTATTTGAAGTTCCACTTCCTTGTAATGGTGTTCTTAACATAGGTGATGCTGATGCACCAAATATATTAGTTCCAAATACAGCACTACCAAATATTGATGAAGGATTAACTGTACCTAATGAAAAATTATTTCTAGGTTGTGGTACGTCTCCACTATTATAGTCAAACTTAACTTGAACTTCTGGAGTAACTAATCCTTCTGCTGCTATTGAAATCTTTAAATAGTGTAACGTTTTTAAAGTTCCTAAATCACCATAATCATAGTCTGGTGTAGCATATCTTGCTAATATAGCAGTTCCGTCAAAATCATCACCTGAATCATGTACAAACACATAACCTGAATTATTACCGTGATAATATTTTTCAACACCTGTCGTATCAAATCCTGAACCTATTTCTGTTACTTCTAATCCTTTTGTTTCTGACCACTCAAAACCGTTTGGTCTTAGTGTTCCTATAATCCCTTTTTGTCCTGAAGCCACTGCATTTACGTTACTGTAAAATAATCTATATTGTGACTTTTCTCTTAATACTATACTTGTTATTTGATAAGTATTAATGTTTTCTGAAACTTCTCTAAGTATAGGCTGTATAGCTTTACTAACTGTTCCTAACTCTACGTCACCAATTCTTGCTGTACCAGCTACTGTTCTTATTCCATCTGGTGCTAAAAATACTAAGTCACCACCAATCTCTTGAATACTATAGCCACTTAAACATCCTACATTTTCAGCTATAGGGTCAACTCTTATACTTGATGAATCGTTTATGTTTATTAGCTTATGTAAACTGTTTTCACAAAATACTATTAAATCTGTACGAAAACCTCTAATACCTACTATAGTGTCTGAAATAGAAACAGAACCTGCACCAGCTCCTGTAAAATCATTAGGATTATTATAAACACTATAATAAATAGTAGTTTCTTCACCTTCAAGACCAGCAGCAATTAAGTGATGGTCGTGCGATGTAATATATTTTACAGGAGTATTAGTTCCATTTGGTGATATTTCTTCAGTAAAAAATGTTCTAGTATTTAAAGCTCCTGTTCCTTCCATTCTAAAAGAAAAAATATCTTTTGTGGAATTATCTGCTATGAACATTTCACCATAATCCATTCCAGCACTTTCAAACATAGCAAAAGTTGCTTGTCCTTGTCCAGTTCTTACCGAAGCTGCTTTACCTGTAAAAGTTGTATAATTATCTCCAGCACCTGCAGATAATTTATTTATTTGTAACCATGATATACCATCGTTACTAAAATATAATCCCTCACCTACTACAACTAAAACACCATCGGCATAAGGTATTACACCATTAATTCTATCAGCACTTCCAGTTGGTTGGGTTGCACTATCTTCACCAAATTTAGTAAATCCACTAATTCTTCTATAACCACCTTCTATAGCCACTTCAAAGTTTTCTAACTCTGTAGCTACTCCGGGTCTTCGTAGCAAATCAATTTGATTAGAAGCAGTAACTAAACCGCCTTCACATGCTACTGTAAATGGTTGTGAACGTGCCATAATTTAAAAGTATCTTCTATCGTCTGTCATGTACTTAGGCGTTGGATTCATAAGATTAGACTTCATATGTTTCATTCCTTTTCTATAATCATCCAATGCAAAAGCAGCTTGTTGTGGACTTTCTTTAAATTGCCAGACATAATATCTCATTCTAGCTGTTACAATATTGCTGTATTGCTCTGGTAAAACCATTGTATCATCGTAAGCTGATAAAGCAGTTGGTCTTACGAAAGCATAAAAGTGTACATTGTAAACTTTATCAGGAATAGGACTTAATCCAAACTTCCTGTTATCTGGAGACTTAATTACAAATTTAGGTTCTCCATGATTTTGAGCATTAGCATCATCTTCGTTTTCGCTATCTCTGTAGTATCTTTTCCAATCATCAAGAGTTAAAAATCTTAACCCTTTAGAAACGTAAGGAGCTGTTTCTCCACTTACGTTAATTGTTGTTACATAAAAATCATCCCAATCTATTGAAGCATAATCAGTAGTGATACTAGAACTACCAGCTTTCAAAGTATACCATCTTTGTCCTGCAACTGTAGCAACTGTTACGTTACCGTAGAATGGGTCAGTAGCTCCACTAACTCCTGCAGAAAAAAAAGGTAATTGAGGTTCTTCATTAGCTATATCAAATATAGATTTATTAACAGTATCTTTTACAAACTTTTGAAGACCTATAGCATCTGCAAAGTTTGCAGACGTTAAAGGAATCTCATTAAGTTCTCTTAATACTTCATTAGTTAAATCTAAATATGTAGTAGCCATTATTATTTTTTCCTAGCTTTTTGTTTTGCTTTGTCACTTAAGTCTTTAAAGTGAAACAAAGGCTTACTTGTTTTTGTATGAGTTTTATTAGTGTGTAGTTTACCATTAGGCATTTTATGATAAGTACCTTTCCAAACAGTACCATCTTTTAAATAATGATTAACTCCTTTAGCCATTATTAATTAGCTTTAGCTTTTGGCATATCTTCGGAATATGTAGGTTGACATCCTGCCATTCCACCATGCTTATAATTAACTCTTCCGCCTTTCATCATGGTTTTCTTTTTCATCATACCACCACCATATTCTTTTTTTCTAGCAGCAGCATCATTACCCATATTAGAATCTTTTTTGTTCATTGTTTGTGCCATATTTTTCATTCTTTATCTCCTTGTTTTAAAAGTTGGAGAGGTCAATTAAGACCTCCCCGTATTGATTATTAGTCAATTGTATAGAAAGCTTTAACCATAGCATCATCTCTAAGTACTTTCGCACCATAGACATGTAAACCTCTAACAATATCACCAAAAGAACTAGGGTCTCTAATTACTTCTGTTGAT